TTTCTTAGAAATACCAACTTCATAATCACCATCAATCATCTTGAGATTAGAGATGTTAAAGATAAAGTTAAACTTCTCTTCAGCAAATACTCCATCAACATCAATAGAATATACGTTTGATGTACGATCATTGTTATCGATCACAGACAATGATACAACACCATCAGATGCGGACACTGACATTTCAGTATGACCAAGAACAGATGCCGCACGTTTGATACTGGATAGAGTGGCACTATCTAGTGTAAACTTAACTTCAGTCTCAGGCATAATGATATCTTTCGAAGGAGTAGTCAGCATATCAATATCAGAATAGAAGTACTTGATACGTGAGCGTCCAGCACTATCTGTTACAAGAACATAAGTGTCTTCGAACTTGAGTCGTGGTGAATCTACCAGAGATAGTACACTTAGGAACTCGCTTAGTTCATAGATACCAAATGTCTGAGGAAACGATACATCTAGTTCAACAGAACTTAGAACGTTCTTTGCTTCTGATACAGTCTTGATTACATTGCCTTCAGTGATCACAATGTTTGGGTTGATAGTAGCATAGTTCTTGAGAACTTGCATTGTCTTTTCAGTTAATTCCATAATATATCTCAGTTTGTTTGTTTATGGGTGTATTATAACACAGGTTTCTAGGGAAGTCAAGCGACTTTACTAAAGTTTTTCTCTTTAATGAATTCGATCTTCGAATCAAAGTATTGCTCCAGGATTGCTCCTTTATGACTGATAACAAAGATGCTAGAATCACCATCCATACTATCAATTATCTTAGTCAGGTTATCCACACCATCAGCATCAAGAGATGAATCAAAAGTCTCATCTAGTATCAGCAGATTAGTGGCAACACTGTTCTTCATCTTAGCGATCATACGCCAAGTAAATAGTAACGCCAGATCGATACGTTGCTTCTCGCCCTCTGAGAACGAATCATACGAGAACGAATCACGGTGACGCGAACGAATAGTTTCTTTGAAAGTGTCATCTAGGTCAAACGAGACATAGAAGTCCAGAATCTGAAGATACTGATTCGTCAGTTTATTAATGACAGGCAAGTACTGCTTAATGATCTTGGTTTTGATACCAGTATCTTTCAACAGTTCTGCTATAACAACACCATATGATCCTTCGTCAGCAATCACGATATGTTCATCATGTAGAACTTGCTTACTCGCTTCGAGTTCTGCTTTCGCCTCTAGTGCTTCATCAATACTTGCTGTCTCTTCATCAATCTTAATAAGGTCATTCTGAAGAACTGACATACGTTTCTGCCACTCGTTCACTTGAGCATTGCTGATATGTACATCATTAATGGCAGAGACCAGTTGCTTGCTATGAGTCTCTACACTTCCACGTCTATCGTCGAGTTCGTTGATTTTAGTGGACGCTTGGGTTCTACCTTCTTCGAGTTCCTCTCCCTTAGTTCGTGCGTGTGCTGTTTTTGCTGATTTAAGGGATTCTTCGATGTCCTGGTCACAGGTTGGACAGATGTCATTACTTTCATAGAATTTAATTTCCTTTGCAAGTTCTTTCTGTTTAACCTGAAACTGATGGTCGTACTTCTCGAACTCTACTCTCTGCTTGTTTATCTTAGCAAGTTGTGACTTTACTTGTGTCAGTTCATGCTCAAGATCAGCAGTATTAGTTGCTATACGTTCATCAATCTTCTCGCCTAACTCAGTAATCTCTACCTGCTTCTTCGCTTTCTGTTCGGAACTAAGTTGACGAAGTGTGTTCACATATCGTTCTTGGTTCTTAATTTTATCACGAATCAACTCTAACTGAACTTGATTAGTCCGACCCTTCTCACGTAGCACTGACATACGCTCTTTAAGAATACCATTCATCTTAGAGAATACATTAATGTCAAGTAGGTCTTCGATCACATCTCGTCTATGTTGAGCAGGCAGTTGCATGAATGGAACAAATGAAGATGATCCAAGAACAACTATCTGGTGAAACGATTTGTGATTCAACTTCAGAATATTCTTCTCAAGTACTGACTGATATTCTTTATTATGACTGTCCTGATTGACCAGAACATTATCTTTCCATATCTCAAAAGTGTTGGGTTTAATACCACGATGAATCTTATACTCACTCACACCAACAGAGAATTCAACTTCAACTACAGTTGCTTTACCGTTGATAGAATTTATTAACTGATTCTTCGTGATACTCCGATGTGCCTTACCGAACAGAGCGAACGACAGAGCATCCAGCATTGTAGACTTACCTGCACCGTTCTGACCTACTACAAGAGTAGACCTAGAACGATTCAGTTGGATCTCTGTGAAGTTATCACCCGTTGATAAGAAATTCTTATATCTTAGTTTTTTAAAAATAATCATACTATATCTAGGGTCTGTGCCTCAATCATTAATTGTCGAACTTCACCTTTGATACGATCTTTGTCTAAGACTGTATCTACAGCGTCTATGTAAGTATACAACAAATCTTCGGTAGAGTCAACATTTATTTTATCATCATCAACATCATCACCCATAAACTCAGAAAAGTTCTCTGCAATCTTCAGTTCATGTATCTGTTTCATCTGCAAACGATCCACGAACTTCTCGAACAATTTAGGTTTAGACTTGTTCACCACAATCAACTTGACATACTTATTATCTACGTCAGGTAGTTCACCAATACCATACTTGTAATCCGCCTTCTCTACCGTATCGTCATAGTACACACGTTCAAAGATACGTAGTGGATTATGTACAGGTGTCAGTTCACGAGTGTCTGTGTCTAGTACATGGAAGTACTTAGGATCATGTGCATCAGACCAGAAGAACTCGTACTGTGACCCAAGATAATGAATCGGTCCTTGCTGTGACTTGGTATGAAAGTGACCAGATAGAACCATTTCGAATCTATCGAACGTCGATGATTTCATACCATGTACACAAGGAATACCCGCTTGCATCTCAAACCCTTCTAACTCCAAGTGCGCACCTACATGAGATGCTTTACACGTAGCAAGAAACTCCATCGTGTGCTTTTCGTTATCTTGGTTTATCCACGGAACAAGTGCAAAATCAAGACCATCATAATTAACAACAGTAGGTTTTTCGATGATACGAACCTCTGCCATATAATGTCCGAGTAGTTCTTTTAGAGCATTCAGTTGATTCGTGTTCTTGTAGTACACATCGTGATTACCCGGGATAATGTCCATGTGTATTTTATACTCACGAAGTTTCTCTAGGAATATCTTACGATTGTGTTCTAGTGCCTTAAAGTTAATAGTCTTTCTGTTCTCATAATAATCACCAAGATGCACAATCTTAGTAATCCCGTTCTCTTTCAGATATGGAAAGAATACATCACGATAGAATCTCTCTTGATAGTCCATAAAGACTTCAGAAGAATTTCGTACACCACAATGTGTATCATTTAGAAAAGCAATCTTCAAGGTCTAGTCCTCAAAATGTCCAGTCAAATCAGAATCAACAGAGCGACTTCGACGTTTACGTTTATTGTCTTTAGCATACTCTTTAATGAGTCTATCATTGGACTTAACATAGTCGATTCTACCACGTAACTCTTCTACAAACGCCTGTGTCTGCTGTTGTACTCCAGCATCAAGTAACTCATTACTAACTAGTTCGGACAATCCACTCTCTGACAAGTAGCGTACCTTAATGTCTTGTTGCTTCTTCTCTTTCTCAATACGGCGAAGAAAAGCATACCAACTAATCTGTGTAAAATATGCGAATGCATTAGGTTTACCAGTTCGTGTGGCAGTTTCAAGATTATAGTTTTCAATTGCTTTTAAGCAGTTTTCTACAGCATCCATTACCATTTCTTCGCGATACGTATATCGGACGAAGTTAGATTTATGTGATAGTCCTTCACATATCTTTAAAAAGCATTCCGCAATGTAGTTAGTGACGATTGGTGGTACTTCGCCCTTCGCTACTGCGGCATTCTTAGATGCAACATAGTCTACTACCGCCTGTGAGAACATAGCATTATTAACGTAATGCGGTTTCTCTTTTGGTTTAAGTTTCTTTGTTGGTTCTTTCATTATCTTTGCTTACTCGGGTTAAGGGTTTATGTAACTTCGTTTGTTGGTTTATTATACACCACTTTTGCCTGATTGTCAACCACTCTTTGTCTTAAATCAGACGAAGAGAATCTGTGGGATCTTTCATTGAAGTAGATATGCATACCTCGCTTACGACAGAGGTCTCTGCCAGTAAACTCTTTGTCCTTATATTCTTCGCCCAGTATACGTACATCTATATCGTACATAGAAAGAATATCAGTGAGGTCACGCTCGGTGCTGTAGGGAACAATCTCGTCAACATACGAACACGCTTGAAGTTGCGTGTAGCGTTCAACGATAGTTTGGATGGGTGCGTTCTTTGTGGGGCGATCTAGTTGTGGGTCAACTTGAAGTCCTACTATAAGATATTCACATTGTTCTTTTGCGTTGCGGAGCATCTGTACGTGACCAGCATGTAGCAGATCGAATGCGGAGCAAGTGAAACCAATTTTCATAATATAATGCCATTTCTTTTAATATAGAGTCCATTATACACTATTAATGAACGATTGTCAAGAAGTAAAAATAATTAAAGAAAAAGGTTGACATCCTTTCTCATTTATAGTATAATGCACTTAGCACGTTTTTAATCACAAAGAAAAACTCTTTAGACACTCAGTGAATAATATCATCGTCTTCTGGTTTATTCTTCATAAAAGGAAACTGAACAACATTATCACCATCTTTGCTCATAACACGTTTCATCGATGCTTCTAAGCGTCCTTTATTCTTCTCTAGGTTCTGTGCAAATAATTCTTCTGCTTCAGCAACTTCTTCATCTCTTTCTAAAGCAATATCATTCATCTCTTGCACTGCATATATAAACTCAGCACAAAGATGTTTGTTAGGGCGATTCACCGTAAGAACATGACTCATATCCAGCACCATATACTCTTTCTCACCTTCACAAAATTGAACGAAAGGACGGAATAAGAAAATGCTTTCACCACTATCATTCATTTGACCACTCACTATCTGCATAACATTTTTAATAATGATATCTTTAGAGTCCGAAATATTTGGATCAGTCCACTCTAATACCTCACATACTATCTCATGTCCACTCGTCAACTTAAATTGTGCAAAATCTAATTCATTCATCATATATCAACCTGTGTTATCTTATAGGGAAACTGCTCTGCCGTGTAGATTTTTATCCTCTCTGCACTATGGCGAAGAGTAAAGTTTGCTTTCTTACCTATATGTAGATCATCCGCTATATCATATAATTTGGCAGTTGAACCATCATCACTCTGTCTTAACCCACGCCCGATAGACTGGAGTACACGTATCTGAGACTTGCTCGGAGACGCGAATATAATATTGTGCAGATTTCGTATGTTAATACCAGTAGAAAAAGTGCCAAGAGAGGCAACAATGATACAATTATTATGCTTATCAACGATATTACGGATCTGTTCTCTATCTGCTGTCTTCGTCTCCCCACTAACATAGAATATCCTTTGACCTTCTTTGAGTTTATCTTCTACTAAATCCCGAAGCACCTTGCCATGCTTATCAACCAAGTTAAATAATACAAGTGTATTTCCAGTTTGATTGACCGCCAAGTTTGCAATGAAGTTGTTACGTTTTTCGTAAGTAACAATAAAATCGATTTCATCTTGGTAACTCCTACCTTCTGTTAATTTACAAAACTCTTCTGCATACTTTAATAGTATAATGTCGATGTCTAGTTTTGCCAATGTCTCATTTTCTTGTAGTGCGTGTGTTGTTGTAACGCGATGTACCGGACCAAATAATCCCTCTAACACTAACTTATGTACTTGAGTACCGTCGAGTGTGCCTGTTGTTCCCCATCTATATTCTGCATTCTTTGCTTTGTTCATAATAGATGACAATGACTTCGACTTGAATCCATGTACTTCATCACCAAAGATAGCACCATAGTCTTCGAACCAAACTGGGTGTAACTTATAGATGGACTGCCATGTTGTGACAACAATACGCTTATCAGTCTCTTTATCTTTACCAGAATAAATCTTGTGTACTTCGTTATCTACATCCATTCCGTATGATTTAAAGTCAGCATACATCTGCTCAACAAGAGATGTTGTCGGAACAATAACAAGAATCTTCTTATCATGATTCGCCATGTACCATTGCATTAACAGATAGATGATAAAGGATTTGCCAGAACCAGTCGGAGATATTAGAATACATCGCTTATATGTGATAGCGTGTGTTATAGCATCATACTGATAGTCGCGAGGTTTGAATGGAATACCTAAAGTATCCATCCAATTCATGGTCTCTAAGTGATTGACTTTGTTAGTTTCGTACGGGAAACCGTAAGCACCTTCGTCCACCTTGATGCCATACCCACGTTGCATAGCAAACTTCTTTATAGCATAGTATAACCCTGCATTGATCTGTCCTGTGTTACGATCCAGCATTCTTATCTTGCCGTCCCACAACCGCTTCTTTACAGCGGGCATGAACTTCGCACCAGGTACCTCAAATGTAAAGTGTTCACTCAATTCATGGACCACATCAGGGTCACACTCCACCAATTGGAGCATCGAGTAATCTTTCATTTTCAGGGTTATTACTTGCATTTAGAATCCTGCTTCAAATTGCTTCCATCGTATCATATTTCCAATCGTTTGGTGTCGCCACTTAATGTTCTCGACTATTTCTTTCAACACATCGATTAGTTCTTTTATATATGTGATTCTTGCCTCGCTCTTCATGATCTCGGGATCAGAGTTGTAGTAGTAATCCATCTCACCTTTAAGAATCTTCAGACCATCAAAGGGATCCGGATTCCATCCTTTTGCTTCAATCTCTTCACGGGACATCTTTCCTTGATAATATAACCACTTGTCTTTAAGCAGCAATTTTTGTTTAAACTCGATTTCTTTAAGTTTCATTCGAGCATTTGACAATAACTCTAGATACTTAGCATGGAGACGAGGAGT